TAATAGACTCTACTGTACCAGTGAAGTTGTAAAGACCTTGAGTATAATGGCCTTCTTCTCCTGTATCAGGAAGCTGTGTTTGAATAATAGTACCATCACCTAAGATTGCATCACAGTATTGAGAAGTATTAGAAATAACAGAAGTACTAACTTTTGCAAACTGACCACTTTTATAGTAAGCGCTACTAAAAGCCCCGTTTGCTGATGAATAAGAACCAGGAGAACTTCCATACGACCATCTGCTAATGCTAGGAATGAATCTGAAATGCTGTATACTATTTACAGCAGCATCAACCTGTTCTTGTGTATATGTTTTGTTTTCAACAATATATTCTACGTCAAGCCAGAGGATTTCTTTAACCATTCTGTCACTGGATATAGCATCAGTAGTTAAAACGGAATATCTAAGGGGGTTGTTCTGGTTAGGTACTTCAAGATTTAATGCCATTTCAGCATTCTGATCTACATCAAACCATGTAATAGCTGATGAATCATATGCCACATTTTTCGCATCTGAGGCACTTGTCCAACTACTAAGTTCTTGTACACCAAGCAATATTCTAACATCAGTAGAACCTGATGGTTTAAGCCATATATCTACGCGTTCGTTATTATAATAAGAATATTTCTGCATGAAGTAAGATAAAGACCTGTTATATTTTTCAATCTTTTTAGCAGTAATATGCTGTCCCTGCTCATTTTTTATATTCATTCTATGAATACCATTAGCACTTGTCCAGCACCAGTTTCTAGTCTTGTGAGCACCAACACCAGAACCACTATCTGATATAAGTGAAATAGCATAATAGTCTACATTATTTAATGTATATTTGTGAATATTTAAAACTGGAGCAGTTAAATCACTAATCGACCAAGAAGTTGGCAGACTAACAAATACGTCGTTTCCCTCTATTCTTCCTCGAACCCATATAGTAGTAGTATCACCACCAGAAGCATATGTATACACACATAAAAAGGTATTTGGAGAATACATAGCAGAAGCCCATAAAGTTCGAGTATCATATTGATCAACATGAGCGTAACCTTGATCCTCCCAGTAAACGGTATATCCACCATTTGAGTTAAAAGAAATATAGTTATTCTCATCATACAAAGATTCTACATGGGGAAGAGCAAGTGTTTCTTTTTCAAAATGCTTATAGTTATAAGACATTACATTAGTATTGTTTTTTGTAAGAGCTGTATTTCCAACAATCCATCTGTCTTTATTATCGTCCATGTAATCAAAAGCCTGGTTAGTGTTCTGCTTATAAACTGGTGAGAGTATATTACCATAAAGTACACCATTGTTTTTAAGATAGCCACCATCTGCAGGATTTGTTACATCAAGTTTATTTTTAGAAAGATTTATTTCACCTTTAAGTGGAATGTCTATAACGTTACTTTTAATCGCCATTTATATTTACTCCTTCACTTTCAAGCCAACTATCAATCCCGTCGTAAATGCTATCGGAATCCCAAAGACCACACTCCACTTCAATACATTGCACATAGTATCTTGTTTCTTCAATAACTTCGACTGCTTCTCCGACAGTTCTGATATTTCTGTCAACTGATTCGTCAAAGTTATCACACAGGAATCGGATTTGTCCAAGGCTTTTTGTAAGTTCTCTATTAGTATCTTCTGCTGCAGAGATTCGTTCTGTAAGTTGGTCATTAGATCTTCTAGTTTTGTTAAGTTCTCTTGTGGTTGAGAATAGTAAAACAGTGGCTCCGACGAATAAGCAGAAAAACATAATAAGCAAACCACCAGTAATAGCATTTTTAACTTTTTCATTTAATATCATACTTTTCCTTATTCATTATTCATATTCAACTTTAGTTTATCTTCAAGCAATAAATCCATTTTAGTTGAAATAGAAATGATATTTTTATTCATTTCAGCCAAAGTATTATTTTGCTGAATATACGACAACTCTAAAGAAGCTACCTTTTCATTAATAGTCGCTTTCCATTCCGAATAGCTTTTTGTCCTTTCGTCTACATCTTCCAACACTTTTTGACTCCTTCCAAGCTTAATGAAGAGAGTGGCTATAGGAATGATGAATATTATTGCTTCAATAAGCATGTATATAAAAGTATGTTTATCCATTATAATATGTTTCCTTTACTTTATTAGTAAAGATTACATATTATATAAATAAAAAAGGGACCATATTGGTCCCTAAGGAGATAAGAAATGATATTCTTATAGGCAGCTTTTATGGATTCACGCTACCGAACCATTTGTATTCTTAAATAAATATTTTTAACTATTTATTGGTTATGCAGCAGGGAATAAACCTACAGCATTGTTACCAGGTGCTTTTACAACGAATGTACCAGTGAAGAACAATGTTACAAGTACGCTTGGACCATCGTCAGTACCTTCTGCAGGCTGTACATTGATGTAGTCATCGATGATAAGCTTTGAAGGGTCTGTTGCGTATCCGTCTGAACCGCTATTTGCTTCAACTGATTCTTTACCTGGGTTATTGTCAGCGATACCGTTGTCAATGAAACCAGTATTTGTGAAAGACCAAATCTTGATTACGTCCATATCAAGGATATAGAACTTGCCTTTTGGCATATGTGGGTCATCATAGATGCGGTCAGCAAAGTTAGTAGAAGCTGCAGCAGCAAGCTTGTTGATACCAGCAGTAGCTGATTTCTTACCTGTACCAGTTGTTGGTGTAACGAAACGGTTGCGAAGTTCGAGTTCATCAGAGATGTCCTGGAAGTCAAATGGGTTAACTACGATTAAGCAGTTGTCATTTGAAAGACCGTGGTTACGAGCACGCATAAATGCTTTCTGAAGTGTCTTGATTTTTGTGTTTGAAGCAGCTGCAAGAGCTGAGTCATCTACTACAATACCAGCAAGACGATCTGGGTTAATAGAACGGTTTACACCATAGAAAGTAGTAGCAATATCTGTACGATCAGATGGAAGCCATCCTGCAAGTCCTACTGGAAGACGTGGAGAACCATCACTGTTTACAGAACCATCAAGTGCGATAACCTTAGAAGCTGTGCTAGACATAGCAGAAGCTAAAACTGGTTTCAATGTAAGATGGAAGTCATCAGCAGCGATTACCTGAACTGCATCTGAAAGGTCAGCAGCATCTGCTGTTGATTTAGTTGCTTTAATACGAAGTACCTGTCCTACTTCAACAGCAGCTGGAATAGAGCTATCTGCGAATGTGAACTGTGTACCAGAAGCAGCGATAGAAGCAACGCTACCTGTGTTACCGATTACACCATAACCGTCACCATAGAAAGCAACAGCCATTGTACGGCGAAGACCACGAGTAGACATATAGAGCTTTTCGCCTGCTACTTTAAGGTATGCACCTTTCTTTGTGAGAGAAGCCTGAACTTCATCTGCACTCATTGTATATGGTGAGAAGATTTTACCAGGAGTTACTGTGAACTCTGCGTTACCTACTGTTTCACCATTTGTTGCAACGTTCTTTGCTCTTAAGAACTTAGCAGAAACTGCACCAGAAGCTCCATATGGAACTGCGAATGCAAACTCTTTACCCTCAACACGCATTCTGTCAAGGATACCAAGGATAGGAGACTCACGTAAAAGAACGTCGTCTACTTTATCAACGTAGTACTTCTTAAGAATATTAAGTACCTGTTCTGAAGCTGAAAGATTAGCCATTATTGTATTTCCTTCTCTAGTTTATTTACCGATCCACCGAACTGAGACGGCTTCTTTTTAGTATATTCTACCTATACAGATAGAAAACCTGTTTATTTATTAGTTATCTTCATATACTGCATCAGTAAATAAAGGATTAGTTTTTCTCTGCTCCCTTACTGTGCACATGTCAATAACTGTTCCATCACTAAGCGTACATTTTATATGTAAGCCAGGATTACTATTACATCTTTGTACAAACTCTTCTAGGGCGGCCCAATCCATCTTTGATTTGATTAGCTGCGCTCGTTCGAGTTCTTTTTTCTTAAGCTCAAGCTTATATTGCTCAAGCTCTTTTTTTGCTTCTTTTGAAAACATGTCTTATCTCCAAATATTTTTAGTCTTCAATACCGAGCATTTTGTGAATCTTTTTAGCAGTAGTTTCTTCCTCAGGTTCTTCTTTTACAGTTTCTTCTGTAGCTTCCTCTTCAACCTCAGGCTCTGTTTCTACTTTAGGTGTTTCTTCAGTAACTTCCTCAGTTACTTCCGGCTCTTCTGCAGTTTCCTCTACAGCTTCTTCTGTAGACTCTTCTGTATTTTCACCTTCACCTTCTACAGCAACAACTTCGCCGTCTTCTACTTCTGCTTTTACTTCACCTTCTTCGGTTTCAACTTTGATTTCTTCAATCTTTTCTGGCTCAACACCAAATACTTCAGCAATATCATCTAGCTGAGACTGAATATTGTTTACAAACTTGTCAACAAACTCTGCCTCTTCCATACCATCAGTACGTGCTGAGAAATCATCGAATGCCTTTTCTACAACATCGAAGTTATCATCTTTTTCTAGTTTCTTAAGCTTATCAGAGAATGGCTCGAGTTTTTCTGCATATTTGCATCTAAAGTCTGAAAGAGCATTATCATGTTGCATCTGCTCAAAATCAGCCTTAATAGGATTGATAAGATTATCATATATGCTAGCCTTTACCTCGGCTATTTCCGATGCTAAATGTCCATAATCATTCACTAACTGCTTTACTGCAGCTACAATATCAAAGTTCTGTTCATCCATATTATTGGTTTACTCCTGTATTATTAGTTATTCTACCATATTAGTATTCTGAAGAATCTGATTTGCTTGCAACTGTGCAGTAACTGTTGCAACCTGTTGATTTACTATTGTCTCAGCTTGTCTCTGAAGCTGTGTCTTAAATGCCTGCTCATCTGCAGCAGCTGCATTCTGATTATTCTGCGCTGTAATCTGACTCTTAAGTCTTACTACCTCATCATAAAGATGCTTAAGGCTTTCAATATCCATAGCGTTCTGCTCATTTTCTACAGACTTTAATCTAAGCATAGTAGTAATGATTTCTTCAGAAAGCATATCAAGTGGTACATATTCTGGTACTGTAAAGTCATGATTTACAACTGCCTGATTTATTACAGCTTCTACAGCATTCAATGATGCATTAGCGAATGAATATGCAGCATCAAGGTCATTAGAATCATAGAATCTAGCAACATGTGATCTGCTGATAACGCCCTGGTCAATAAGTGACTTAATCTCTATTGCTTTCTGTGTTGGGTCATTGCTGAAGAAGTCAAGAGATGTAAACTTAATCTTCATCTTTGTATATTCTGCCTGTGCCTGACCCCAAGTAATAGGGAATCTGTTATTGTCCTTTGGCATTACATTGTCATCTGGATTTTCTATACGTATAATAAGCTTAGCAAGGTCTGTATAAGCTCTGATTACCTGTTTGCTCTGTACTTCAAATCTAGCAGACTCAATATCATTCAAAGTCTTTAATGCTTTACCAGAATCAAGACCAGCTGGCTTTTTAGACTGGGCGCCAAGTTCAGAACATCCAGTAATATTATAAGCATCCTGTTTAAGTTTTTCTACAAGCTCCATGTACTGGCCGCCAATAAAGTCTGGTGTTACAACTGTTACAGGATTTGTTACACCTTCAATAGGATTATACTGTAACATCTGCCCAATCTTATTAGAGAGCTGGCTTGTTTTGACGTCACTATTCTTTGGCACAATAATAGTATTAGCTGGAGTCATTCTAGATGCTTCATCTATTTTACTGTAGAGCTCATCTATCTTCATCTGAATACCATAAAGCTGGTCTACCATAGATGTTGTGTCTCTACCATAGATTGGAGCAACATAGTATAATGAGATAAAAGGTATTGAAGCATCGTTATAAGCTTCTGTATGTACAACTTTATTATTTATGATTGTGGCACGGATATGCGCTTTTGTGTCAAAATATTCTTTGATTTCTACATATTTTTCACCAGCATGAGGCTTATACCATGGAAGCAAAGAAACTGGATAGTCTGGCCGTTTATATACAACCTTGGATATTTTACCATAGGTTTCTTCTGCATTATCATATAATACGTTCCAAGGTAAAGCTTTTTCTGGCGCGTGTGTTCTTGTATCATAGAATATATATCCTCGTCCAAATATACAGGCATCTCTAAATGCTTCTGTAATAAGTTTGTTTACATTATGTTCATCATAATAGAAGTCAAAATATCTTTGTAGCTGCTTTGCTATTCTGTCTTCTGCATAAGTACCATCAATAGCATCACAAGAAGGTACAGCATGTTTAGCTGCAATCATAGATGTAAGATAATCTACACAAGACTGGATTACATTCTCATTTATAGAAGATGTGTAACCTGAACCATCCGAAAGTGCCCAGTATCCAATCAAGTTGCCATTCTTTACCTGACTAAGTGAGGCATTTATAGAATATGTATAAAGACGAAGGTTTCTTAAAAACTTACCTCTGTATTTGCCAGTTGTGCTTTCAAGATAGCTCGCATTATTTAATATTTCATTACTAGTCATTTATTATTCTCCCTGTAATGACTGTCCACCTGTTTGAGTTGTAGTTGGTACAGGCATATTTGCAGCTTGTGGTTGTACAGCTTGAGTAGCCATAATCACATTCTGCATATCATTAGCTGTTTCTATATTTTGAGGTGTTTTCTCCTCTGCAGGAATATCATAATCCAAAAGCATTATTTCTTTCCTCCCATACCTTTAAGCAGTCCACCAGCAGTACCTAAAAGTCCCTGTTGTTCTATAGACTGTACTAAAGAAGCAATAGCTTTATTAAGTGCAGAAGAAGGCTGAGTAGCAGTCTGCCAGTTCTGTATAGCAATCATATCATCTGCCGAAAGCTTAGCACCCTGAGCTTTAGCCTGCTGAAGTGCATTTACAAGTTCTGCACGTGCTTCTTTATTCTGAGCTATTGTATTTACCATATCCTGAGCATTCTTAGCAGCTTCTGCGCGTCTTTCTTGTGACTGCTTAGTATATTCATCTTTATACTTCTGCCAGTCAGATGTATAATCTTGTCCAGCAACACCTTTACCAGCAGAACCAAGTAAGTTACCAAGTACGTTTGCTATTGCCTGAGCTTTACCTTGTGCTCCGCTGCCCCAAAGCGCTTTAAGATAATCTGCACCGGATTTATATGGATTCTGCTCATCTAATACTTTTTGAGCAATCTGCCATTGTTTCATAGCTGAGTCTTCTGCAAGTTGTTCCTGTGGACTTAATCCATTGCTTTCCACATTACTATTGCTACTAACAATATTGTTATTGCCAACACCATTTGTTTTTTCTCCTACATCTGATTTATCGCCTATCTGTAGATCTCCACCAAATACTTCTGGGTGTTTTTCTTTATACTCTTCTTTTACTGCAATATCTCTGTCAGCAAGATTTTGTGCAACATCTTCTGGATGAACAGCAGCACCAACTAAAGAGCCCCTGGTTCCTGTAGCTTCTTTTTGCTCGTCTAAAACCTTATTGTCTTCAATAACTTGCTGCATTTTTGGCATAGCGCCAGACATTGCTGCTCCGCCCATACCAAACTGATTTCCTCTTACAGCAGTATCTAAATCTGACAAAACCTGCTTAAAAAAACTCTTTTTAGGTTTATCTGGTGTTGTATTGTTATTGTTAACATCCTTTATAGAAGACTTCATTGAATCCTGCGAATCCTGTGATGCTTCTTTTAAAAGCTCGTCCATTCTACCTGTATTGTCTATTTTATTAATCGTTTCTTTGCCAAATGCATCTTTTACGTCTGCCATTATTCACTTTCTCCTTCCGACTTTTAACCTCTCAAAGCTGCTTCTTCCAAAGTTGAAATACGTCTAGCCATATCAGCAATGATTGCCATTTGCTCTAATGTAAGCTCTTTTGTATCAACGTGCTTTATGCCATTCTCATCTGTAACAACAGAACCAGCAGTTACTGGATTAGACTCCAGTTCTTGGGCTATTACACCAATGTGCTCTTTTCCATCTGCTTCACCAGGGTATGCATTTTGAGCTTCGTCGGTATACTCATAAACATAGTTATCAATGCCTTCAATCATCTTGGAAAGACTTCCATATCTATTTTGAGCATCGTCTACGATTTCTTTCATTCTTTCATCTGATAAGCCAACTAATGCACCACCAATATTGCCAGCTACCTGTCCGATAGTTGCTAAGTTCTGTGTAGCTCTGTTATACTGATTGTTCTTTTCTTGCATAGCAGATGATGGTAAAAACTGAGTAGCACTAGTAACACCTTGACTTCCAGATACTGCATTTTGTCCCGCATTCATAGCCATATTCTGCTGTCCTGCAAAGTTATTACCATATGCAGAAGCTGCAGAGTTTGCGCCCATCATAGCTGCCTGAGCTTTACTCATACCCGCATTTCTGGCTGCCTGTTGTGCCTGTTGTCCAGCTAATCCTGCTGTCATAGCAGCACCTTGTTTAGCCTGCTCTAATGCATTCTGGTAGCCAGCATTTCCTGTATATTTGTTTACAGCTCCCTGCTGATTAGTCAAAGCATTGCTATATTGCTGTATACCCTGTGTATAATCTTTGCTAGAGTCACTCTTTAGATTCTCAAATAAACTTGCCATTTATATTCGTCTCCTAGTATCCTATACCTGTTGTGCCATTTACAAAGTCTGCATGTCTGTATGCATCCTGAATAACAAGTGGCTGGTTAACATCACGAGTAAGTACATCATAGTATGTATTCCAAGCTTCCTGTTCCATCATTTTAAGCGCAGAAACATCAGCACCCTGCTTAATCTTATAATACTCTGCAAGATAGATCGTGCATAACTGATAGAAAATATGGTTAGGGAAATCTAATGTTGTGTCAGCTACAGAAATGTCCATTGTAAGTGGATTGTTAAAATAATAAATATCTACAGCTCTGGCCTTAGATAATACAAGCTTGTTATTTCTTAAATCATACCAGTCATCATTGTTTGTCATCCATTTCTGGTATCTGCGCAAAATGTTATTATATTCACCGTCTCCTGCGCGTCTGATATCATATAGCTGATAGAAATCATTTGGTAAATCATATTCAGTAGATGCGTCTTGGCCATCTTCTGGAAAATGCTTAACAGTGAAATAATACTTCTCGCCCATATTTATAGCTTTCTGATATACCCTACTGAAAGCTGTATTTATCCAGAACTTATTTTCATCTGCAGTAGGCATTGAGCTGTTTGTAAGATCAGCAAGATTTAATGCCGCATTTATTACATCTGATATTTTTATAGTCATCTTTATGTTTCCTTATTTATTAGTATAATATTATACACCTTTAATAACAGTGTCCCAAAGACTAGCACCTGTTTTCTCTGATGCTGCGTCTATAGTTGCTTCTGCAGCTTTCTGTCCAATACTTTTAGCTTCTTCTGCAATATTATTTTCTATTGATGGTACTTCATCAGCAGCTTCTTCTTTTGGTTCTACTGAATAATCTATATGTGGCTTTAACAACCCGCCAATATTATATAAATCATTCTTATCTTCTACAGCTGTTTCTTCTGGAGTAATATTCTTAGCTATATCATCAATAATATAGTTTAACCTAAAGTTGTCTTTCTTCATTATCAATATCCTCTTATTTATTAGTATTATTCTATTTCATCTGTAAAGTCCACTTCATCTTCTGGCTTTACTTCTTCAAGATTACCATCTCCAGGATATGCCTGGTCTTTACCAAGTGGATTCTCAAACTGTACTATAGCACGTGAAGCATATAACAAAGCATCTAATACGTCTGGGTGTGGACATGCTGGGTCTATACCAGGAAGAATAGCATCTGTTTCTTCGTCACGTGGATGTACTGTTGTATCATATTCATCTTTAAGATGGCTCTTTTCTGGCGTATAAATCTTATATCTGCATAAGTCACCAAGAACATCAAGCGCAGAATCCTTATCATGCTTATATGCCAGCTGTATAGGAAAGTTGTAGTTATTCTGCAGTTCAAATACCAATGATTTAACGTTATGGTCTGCATAATAGTTTACATTGGAGATTGGACTTCCAGAGAGCGACAATACATTCTGTGCTTCACCTAATGACTCTTTACATTTTTCTATAATCTCTGTAGCTGTTGCCTGATTAAACTTATAGTCTTTAAGTATATAGCCAATATTCTGCTTATGGTCCCAAGCTACTGTTACAATACCATTATAGTCAGTTCCACCCCAGTCTATACCACCATATACATAATCTGCATGGAACTTTCCCTCTTTTATAAGCTTTTCTATATCACCATCATAAAGTAATGGGTCTTTAATAACCATACTTTCAAAGTCCCATATACCAAATCTGCCGAAGTATTCACGTTGAATAAATGGTGCATCTCTTGTTACGCCTTTTTCTTTACAGATATTATCAAGATATTCATCAAGTCCTTTATTTACAAATGGGTTCTCAAACATAGTCCAGTTGTATTTTACCCATCCTTCATACTTCTCCCATACCTTTTCTATATATGTATGTGGAATACGAGGTGGCGTACCTAATAGAACTAGTCTACCATTGTAGTCTTTAAGACCTGGACGGAGTACAACATCTATTAAATATTCCGGCTGACACTGATTTTGTATCTCGTCGAGTATAGCTAATGACCATTTACCACCTAAGTTTCTATCAGCTTCGCCTCTATTACTGTTACCTCTGAATACTATATCTGAACCATTAGATAGCTCTATAATACCATCTGATTTACTTTGATGTGCTACTGGAATACCTAAGTCTTTTATAAGTCTATCTACCAATACATAACATTGTCTGATTGCTGAGTCGAAACGTAAAGCGAAGTAAATAGCATGATGATTTGGATGTAGAGCATCTTTTACTAGTAATCTGGCCGCAAGTTCTGTTTTACCTACACGGCGTGAACATATTGCTGCTATATTCTGTGCGTTATCATTATATACTGTTTGCTGTTTATTATATAGAGTTTTAAGTAATCTGTATTCATTAAAATCTATATCCCTAGCTAAAAAGCGGTCAGTTGCATCATCAATCTTATTGATTATATCTTCCTGCATAAGCTGTTTAGCTACTAACTGTCCTACTGGACTGTTTGGATTCTTTTGAGCTTCCTGTAACATACTTTCTATGTATGTTTGCATGAACGACTTCTTCGTTTTCTTATCTGGTTCAGCTAGCTCTTTTCTTAAAGCATCATAAAGCTGTCCCTTTATAGCATTTGCTACTTGTTTATTATTTGCTGTAGTTAGTCCTACTGTTGCCATATTTTAATCCTCTTATCATTTTTTCTCTTATTTCTTTATCCTGCCATTGAAGCCTAGTTCTTTCTGACTGTTCTTCACACCATTCTTTATCTCTACTAGGCCAGCCTGGAGTCCAACCTTCAGGTATTTCTTCTCCAAGCATAAGCCATCGTCTTTTACCATTTTCATCAGTAAAACCACGGCGCATTCCTTGAAGTTCTTTACTCTGGTTTGACATCATCTCTTTATACTCATCTGTATGCTTCATTCCAAGTGCAGATTTGTTATTTATATTATAATGTCGGCCTGTTTTATTCATACTTTATTAGTTTTTTATACTTTTTAACTAACTAAATACATATAATATATATAGGAGATTAAAGAATATGAAGAAGATTATCACTATTATTACTTTATTGATTGCTTTAACAGCAAATATCTGGGCTGTACCAACATGGAACTATGAGAATGCTCATATAGAAAATATGAAGCAGATTACTTTTAATGAAATGACTGAAGAACAAGCTGACCAGCTTCTTGAGCTTATTTCATTAGATACTCCTTTTTTTGAGGAGCTTCTTCTTGAAAAAGGCTACTATAGTATTTATTATAATGATGGAAGCAAAGCAATCTGGTTTATGTTTGTAAATGAAGGCAAAATATTTTCATTCCAAACTGGTACAGATAAAAATAATGAGCTCCACTATTACTTATCTGAATGGAAAACTAATAAATAATATAGGAGATTAAAGAAATGAAAACATTATTTGGCTACATTAAGATTTTGATTGTGTTTGGTATTATTGGTTATAGTGCAGCAACTGCCTATTATATTAAAGCAGATAAAAAATCATTTGATGATTATCGTACTGTTGTATGTCTCAAAGGTCTCACATTACAAGATGCATATGATGCTATAAAGAATGGCGAGGCTAATACACATACAAAAGTTAACTATGGCATTAAACCATATATTACTTATGTATATGATACTAAGTTAAAAACTAGATAAGGAGAATAGAACAATGAAAAAGATTTTAATGTTAGCAATAGCACTTTTTATTGTAATGATATCATTTGCGGAAACATTTCCAACATACTCTGAAATGAAGCAAATGAAAGGCTGGGAAAAAGCAATAGAATATACTGTTAAAAATGATCCAAAATATTATGTAAACATTGAAACAGAAGAACAGTTTGTAGAATCACAGATTTTGGATAGAATAGCAGTATTCTTAGCATATGAGAATCAAGAAGACCCAGAACAGCTTGAAAAAGATATTATGGCTGGTAAATATGATGTAGACAATAAAGTATGGTTCTTATTAAAAAATACAGAACAAGAGACTATATCTATTACTACAAATAAAGAGCTTGAATATTTTGTCCTTACTTATTGGAAAAGAAAGGCCTAAAGAAAAAGACTATATCTAGAGCAGGTGATGTAGCAATATCAGATGGTAAAAGAGCAGGTGTAAATACTGCGTCTACTAGAACATCTGATGTTAAAAAAGACCTTATTTGGGATGAGTAAACCTTTAGTTTTTCAAATAACTAACTAATATAGTATAATGTTAATGCTTTTCATGATAAAGCACTAACTAATATATAAGAAGCACAAAAGCAGGAGTTCGAAATCTTGCAAAATGTGATAATCTTTAATAATCCTATATTAATATTCTGAAACCTGACTGGTATCGGCTAGCCTATCAGGTATCAGTCAGGGAGTATGAATCATGTCTAAAACATTTTTTAACAACAAAGCAAAAGAGACTTCTAAAAGAATCTCTGAAATCTTATTATCTTATTTAGAAGCAGATCCAAAAAAATCGCAGTATATTACATCTGTTCCAGCATGTCAAAGAAATAATGCTAATGGTATGGCAAATATTTTAATGACTTATTGTACTCTCTATAATACAATAGAAAAAACATATGTTAGAATAGAGAATAATATTTTTGGAGATCAAATAAGCGTAAAGCCTTCAAAAATAAACAACATAAAAAACGTTGATCTTTTAGTTTTTTATGACTTAAAATGCAACAGACTTCTTATTGCTGATAAAAAACTTAATAATAACAATGCATGGCTTGATGATAAATCAAGAAGAGACTACAAAGAAGTATTTGGAACATCATATTTTGTTTACAATATAGAGAACTTATTAAATGCGCATGCTTTTTTTGAAGTCTTTATAGATACTAATCTTAATATTATCCATGATGATTTTATGACATATTTTAATGGACAAGTTATAAGATTATCATCTGATAAAAAAACATTATATTCTTATCCAGGCCTTGATAATAAAATAAAATATATTCAGTATGATACAAAAGACAGAGATACTGTATATTATTGTTTTCATGATGAAAAACAAGCTAATAAGCCAGCAACTCTTTTAGGCTTAGCTCATACTTTTGAGAACTACTCTACATTAACTGAAAACCAGATATATCAGAGATTATATAGAGCTACAAAAGATGAAAAATATGTTAAAATCCCACTGAAGGATGATGCAAATATGGATATGCGTTTTGTAAAAGACAGAAATATTGTTATTGGTTTATCATCAATATTTGATTCTTTTATTAACTTCAAAGTAAATAAAACAGAAAATAAAAAGGAATATCAAAAGGAATATCAAAAAGTTAATAACTGGCTAAAAAGACATAATAATGAGTTTAATCCAAAATGGACTGAATCAGAAATAAATAGAGCTAAAGAAATATTAAATAAAAACAAAAACAGCCTATAGCTCTCTGCTATTGCCCCTTCGGGGGCATTTGTTCTTTGATAGTAAGAAAAGACAATAATGTTAAAAATAAAAATATTAAAAATAAAAATGTTTAAAAAAAAATGAAAGTTTATAAAGATATATGTACTATCTTATTATTTTATCATTTTTTTTTAAACATTTTTTTATTAAAATGTTGTCTTTTCTTACTATCAAAGAACAAGCGGCCTAGCGGCCTGTTGCATGTTATGTTATAATACTGTAACATGTTATAATATGTAAATATATATATTAAATAAGAACTATGAAAATGGTCAGATTTAGAAAAAGATTATGCAGAGTCTATTAGAGAAAAATATTGGAAATAGGAGAATAGAGATGAACGCATTTGAAGCATTTGGAAATAATATAAAGTTGGAAGATGAACCAGCAAAAGTAACAAAACCAAGAATACTTAATGATGAAGAGCGTTATACTATGAAGAAATGTCTTGCAGAAACTGGTGGTGACATAACTTACTGGACTAGTCAAAATATAATAGATTTATCATTTGATGCAGAAATGCAACGATGGATACATGCTAATAATGTAAAGCTTTTTAAAAATAGCTAACTAAATATATAAAGGAGATAAGGAAATGACAAGAGCAGATTTATATGACAGCTATATTTCTTTTGGTCATACTGGTTCAGAAAATAGTAAAGAGTTTAAAGAATGGGCTGAAAAAATGGAAGCATTGAATGAAGAAAGACTTGATACAATGTTTGAGTTAATAGCAAAGGGCTTGAAAGAAAGCGCTAAATGGAACGCTGATTCGAGGGACTGCTAATATAAAAAGGATGATTTAGTAATCAATATTTGTAACCTCCAAAACTGGAAGAACCTAGTACTTGTCAAGTATTGGGTTCTTTTTTTTTATAATATATAATAGAAAATATAACTAACTAAATATATAGGAGAATAGAAAATGAAAATATCAGGTGTTTATAAAATCACAAATAAAATAACGGGTGAGTATTATATTGGATCTAGCAGTAATATAAAAGAAAGATGGGGATGTCATAAAAGTATTAGTACATGGAAATATAACCCAGGAATGCTGTTATATATTGCTTTTCAACAATATGGATTAGATAACTTTGATTTTGAAATAATCGAACAAACTGATGATATAAAAAATCGTGAGCAATACTTCATCGATCTTTTAAGACCAGCCTATAATACTAATAGAGCTTCTGGTCATGATTTAGATAAGGAGAAAGCGTCAAATAAAAAGGCTAACAAAAAATATCGAAAGTCAGAAAAAGGAAAAAGCAAATATAATATTTACCAAAAAGAATATATGTTGAAATGGCATAATAGAATATGTTTATATGAAGGAAAAGAAATAAAACTACAAACATTAGCTCAACGATTTAGAAAAGATAATATGCCAAATCCAACCGCAGAAGCTAAAAAGTATTTGATTGAGCATAACTAACTATAGTATAAGGAGATTTATAATATGGAAATATTGATTTTTTCAGTAGGTATTTTAGTTGGTGTTATGATTATGGTATTCGTATCAGGAAGCTTATTTGACAGTCATTATACTGGTGGACATGCAGCAGGTAGAGTTCATCATAAAAGGAGCTGGGAAGAATAGTTACATTTTGCACTAATATACTAACTATAGTATAACTAAATATAACATAGGAGAATAAAGAGATGGAAACAACAGAGAAAGAAAGTTTAGCATATGAAGCAATGAAGGCAAATAATGTCTTGGACCATATGTTCCCTGGAAACAAAGGATATAAATGGGTAACAGATAAGAAACTTCAGAAATCTGGAGTTGATATTATTGTATATACAAACTATGGTGAAATCTATATTGATTTGAAAACTGGTATTGGCTCAGATTATGGAATGCATGCAGATGATTATAAAGAAATAATACATGTTACTACAGAGTATGTTCCAGCTATTGCTATAGAGATTGAACAGAAATCAAAGTTTGGCGACTGGTGGTTTACAAATAGCCCATCTAAAATGACTGACTGGATGCTTTATTACACTAAAGATAATATTGGTGAATATTTCTTTTTAGTACCATACGAACAGGTATCTAGAATATCTATGGAACATAAAAAGACTTATGAAAGGTTTGTAGATGCTGCAGGTCAGGAATGGTATAAAGAAGTTTGGCCAGGAACTTATAAGATGCATACTTCATTTAATGGTACTGGACATTTTATTAAAGTACCATGTCATATTTTTAATAAGTCAGTTACCTATGTTATAAAATAGCTACTATAGAAGCATAAAAAAGGAGATGCGAATGAAAACGAAGGTTTATTTGAACTATTCAGAAGCAGTAAAGAGAAATAGTATTGTTGATATAAAAGAATACTATAAACAATATGATGCAGGAAATGATAAGATGGAACTATTAAAAGGAAGCCCACTTATTATTAATGTAGAAGGTACTTATATTTATTATGAAGACCTCCCTTATCTCTGTGATAAGAAGATGAGACTATTTGTGATATCAATCCATGATCAAGAAAAACACATAGAGTACCTCTGGAGAAGAGATAATAAAGGAAGAGTGAAATAATGAAATGATATAAATCATCCTTTTATAGAAGCCAGAAAATATTTAATAGAGGAAGTAGTTGCTGGAGTATAAAGTTTTAAAACGAAAAAGATGGATGGGACACTGGATTACTATTTATGAAAATCCAGTAAAATCATTTTTAGTTGTAGTGGAAGATGATGATGATGGTGAGATTTTATCGTCATCTTTCCATTGGTTTTATAAGGATGCACTTAGGGAGTTTAATAATGAAAAAGCAAGACTTCAAAAAGAAAGTACGAGCAAGTAAAGCATGGAAAGATTTAAGAAAAAAAATAAAAGATGAACAAAAAACTGACCCTATAACAGGAAAGCCACTAACTAAAATGTTCAATCTTCATCATTTAAGTCAAGATGATGAATACTATGATGATTTAACAGAAAACAGATTTGTGGGCTTAAACCAAAAAACCCACGATTTTCTCCATTTCTGTTATAATATTTATAAGAGAGATAAAGACTTTGACTTTTTAGAAAGAATAAAGCTTTATTGTGAAAAAATGAAGGAACTAACAGAAAGTGACAGAAGCAGATAGAGAGATTTGTAGAGCAAACCAAGATAGGTTTGATGGTGCATTATCAAGATGGCTAAAAGATGGTAATGACACAGATTGGAAGACTATGTTTACATGTACATATTTTGCGTGTAATAATATAGCAAAAAGACTTGTAAAAGGTCTTATAAATAATGAAGGAAAACCAATACAAGTACAGGACTTAGATGGTAAAGCCTGCGATGCATGTATGAATGTGCTAAAGTCTATTGTAAAAAACAGATATGAAAAACTTGTACTATCTAGTTTTTGCTATCTTTTTACATATGGAGAAATATTTGGAGTGAAACAGCAGAGAATAGATAAGTCAGTTGATTATGACTTATTCAGTAATACTGCATATTATTCAGGATATGTAAATGAAGAAGATGATAATAATAATGATTTAAGCTTTTTTATATGTAAGGAATCCTACAGTACTAACTATAGTATAGGAGATGAATATAATGATTAAAACAGCTGTTTATAAGTGCAAAACATGTGGCGCTATTTTAGTATTACAAGACAGTTTTTTAACTAAAGCAAAATGCAATATATGTAATCAGCCAATGGAAAAGCTTAATGAGGACTTTGATTTATCAGAAATCATAGAATGTGATAGCTGCAAAAATGAGACTGGAGAAATAGAAGAACCCTAAATAACTAATAAGAAAGGAGACAGAAATGGCTAATAAAACTTCAAAAATAAAAAAAGAACTTAATAAAATCCATAATACTTATGAAAACTTACTTATGACACCTTGGGGAAGTTTATATACTTCCTTGTCTATTTTTATTCCTAGATTAAAACGTGGCATATTTTCTTTTATAAACTACATGGACCACTTGTCACTTCCATATATGGATGATGAACATTTTATTGAAGAAACATGTAAAATCTTTGGTGTTACAAAAGAGGAATGTAAAGAGATTCCGTTAGTATGTATTAAGTCTAACTGGAATATGCTTTTTGCGCCATACATTACAACAACAGATAAAGATGGTAAGGAAGAGATTACAATACTTCCAATCAATAAAAGTGGCATTTATCCAACAACATTTAACCACAGAGAAAGTACAGAGTTTGTTGACTGGAATGCTTTGGAGGATTTCTAATGATTGATATTCAAACTAAAATGAAATCATTATTTGGTGGCAGTTGTTATGGATACTGCCTTGCGTATTTATTTAGTGAGCCTGATAAAGTTAATGATATTAAATATCTTACTTCTTGCTTTTTAGAAGGTTGGAAAAGAGGATATATTGATGATGATGGTTATGTAGCATATCCTTTACAATATATTCAGATGCTTTGTGGCATTAGATATAAAGACGTTGAAAAGCCTTCTATTCATAAGATCGAAGATATAAAAGAACTAACTATAGTAGAATATGCTTATAATAATGGCAGTCATTTTGTTGTAGTTAAGGATGGAAATGTTATATTTGATCCAAGCGGATATAGTTTGTCAGTAAAATATGGTATACCATTTACTTATAGAAAGTTTATAAAATAGGAGAAATAGAAATGAGCACATTTACACTTGTATTTACAGATCAAGAACTTAATGTTATTTTTGGCGCATTACAGGAAAGACCTTACAAAGAAGCAGCACCTGTAATAGATTCAATACGTATGCAGATTCAGGCTGCTCAGGAAGAGAAAGCTAGACACGAAGGACAAACAGAAGCAGAAGTAAAAGAAGAAGGAGATAAAGAATAATGAAGAAAGATTTAGTATGGATTCAGCAGGGTGGTATTGGTAATATTGTAATGCGTACAGCAATACTTCCAGAACTTAGAGAAAAATATAACGAGATTTATGTTATTGACCCATATGCAGATATTTGGGAAATCAATGATGTTGAAGGCTCATACGCTCAGGCACCTAACTCACTTTATAATCAGCTTATTAAAGGCAACGAAGATGTTGATGTTGTAGCAGAAAATCCTTATAATAACTCTGACTTCATTAAGAAAACAATCCACTTTAATGACGCAGTTCGTGATTTGTTTGGCTTTGAAAGAAAGGGAACAGAAGCATGTATGAATGATGCTATTGTTCTTCCAGTTGCTAAAAAGCATCCTGAGATTAAAGAAGATGTTAAAAACTTCTTAAATCAGCAGAAGAAACATAAATATGTTTTGATTCAGAATACTGGTGGACAGTCTCCTCTTGACCCAAATACTCAGATTCAGGGTATTGAGCCACTTGTAAGAAACTACAAGTTTATGGAAGCACTTGTTGCAAGATTACAGGAACTTTATCCAGATTATACTTTCATTCAGTATAAACTTCCTTCTGAAAAGCTTATTGATGGATGTGTTTCTGTTGAACGCCCATATCTTTGGTATAGAGTACTTGGTGAAACATTAGCAGAAGATAAAGATAACTTCGCTATTGTTATTGATTCTTCTTTACAGCATATTCTTGCTGGAACTAACTTAAACACTACTGTTATATGGGGTGAAACAAGACCAGAACATTTTGGACATGCTTGTCACCACAACATTGACTTTGCTAAAAATGATTTGACACAAGAAGAGCCATACTTCCAGTTGTTCCAAAATCGTCCCGCTGTAGTTCGCTTCAAGAAGCCAGAAGAGCTTATTGAAGAAATGACTTGGTTACCTGCAAGAAAGGAGAAATAAAAGTTGAGCGAGTTTTCAGTAATAGGCTCTGGAGCATTAATATGCTCTGGTAAATGTAGCTATTGTAGCGCCACTTCCGTTCAGGAATGTGACTATGAAGGCAAAAATATTAAGAAAGAAGATTTTGGAAAGATTGTTTGGGATTGGGACGGTCTTAAAAAAGTATTTGATACCAATCCAATCATTCAAGAAGCTATAAAAAACAAACAATCTATTGTATTAAACTGGTGGGCAGCGGAACCTTTAGACTTTTATCAAGATGCAGAAAAATACTGGGACTGGGTTCATGAGCACTATCCAGATTTAAAGTTCTCTGCGTTTATTTCTACTAATGGCATTCCACTTGCAAGAAAAAAGGTAGTAGAATGGGTTTATAGAATGCATGAAAAGTATGGTCTTGAACTACAACTTTCACATGATGGTGTTGGACAGAGAGTAAGAACCAGAACATTTGATCCATTATATTCTTCGTCTACAAGAGACACCATAGTAAAGATGGTAAAAGATGGTATTATTACAATGATTAATGCTACACTTAACCAGTATAACTGCAGTCCAATGGCAAACTTTGCATATTTCCAAAAATGGCGATATGACAACCACTTGGAAACGACTAATCTTAGATTGATTAAGCTTAATCATAATAATGACGCAGAATATACTGGTCCATTCAGACTTAAAGGTGAAAATCTGGACAGGTATATGCATGAGATGGAAACAATCTGGATGCATTCTTATATATCAGACCCAAATGACCCATATTGGGTACCATATAGAGGCTATTTTGAAAATCAGATGACAAGGTGGGAACTTAAACAGGGTGAAGGCGGATGTGAAAGCTTTAGTAAGGGACACAGAGATTGGACCTGGTGTTGTAATACTAAGGGCGAATATGTATTCTGTCAGTTGTGTTCTGACCCAACAACTAATCCTAATCCAAACTGTGAGCAGCCAGAAAACTGTAAGCATTGTGAGTTCAGAAACTATAATGAATGCTGGCCTTGCCCTGATATGCAGATGAGTGAAGACTGTGAATATAAAAAAGCATATATTCGAATGGTTCTTAGAATGAAAGAATACATTAATATTATAAATGGTTTCCGTGGTACAATAAGCCAGTTAAATAGGGTATTAAATAATAACAACAAACAATGTTGTTGTAATAATGAACCTCGTAATAACTGTAATACTGTTACAGTACAAAGATTGGGAGAACAGTTTAGATAATGAAAACAGAAGATATAGTTTCATCATTAAATCTATTAGTGAGCACAAGCAAAACTTTACAAGACTTGCTTATAAAAAAAGCAAGGGAGATTCTTTGTAAGAAAATAGATAAAGTTATTGTTGAAGAAAATGGTGCTATAAATGAGATGTCTTTTTTGGATTCAACTAAACTTCCTTATAGAAATAAGGATGGATACTATATCTATACTTTTTTGATTTTCACAGAAGATTATAAAACCTTTGAAAAAGGCTATTTGAAAAAGTGTAAAGATAGCTGGAAAACTGCTTTTCCTAATATGCGTATTGTTTACATAAGTAAAGTTGATATCCCTAAAAATGCCCATATTTTATTGTTAAGCTACTTTAATAAAGGCATTTATTGTGAAGCCAGTACATATATAAATAGAGACGCCAGAGATATACTTCCTCTGGGACTAGACTCTTTTTGTATGGGGGAAAGATTTATATACTTTATGTTTAATAATAAGCCAACCGAAGAAATAACTGAACCACCTGTGTATAATGTAGAAACGGTAGTGAACTGGCTTACAGAAATAGACAGGTTCGTAGACGGTTTTAACTATTTCTGCTTTTCTGATAAAAGATTAGACGATAAAAATAAAATAATGACACTTTCTAATGAAAGTAAAGAAGTATTTAAGGAATATCTTACTGAAAAGGGATTTAGAAATGAAAGATATCTTTTATGCTATGATCCATTCAAAGCAAAAAACTATGTACTATTTGAGGACTAAAAAATGTGGGACAAGATTAAAGATTTTATGGTAACAGTTGAAGAAAATGATACAGTAAAAAAGATGACATTTGAAGAAGCATCAAATCTTGATACTAATGATACTTATAACTTTTTAATGTTTACATTTCCAGAAGACCCAGAAAACTTCTTTACTACTGGATTTAGAAAAGATTGTATTGACAGTTGGAAAGCAGCTTTTCCTAAAATGAGGATTATAAAAGTAAATGTTAGGGACTGTATCCACCTTAATAAATGGGTTTCAGAATCCTATCACGCTAAAAGCTATCCAAACGACTGCTTAAGACCATTATTTCTAGGATACTTAAACAATGGCATTTATTGTGATGCAGATGTTTTCTTAATAAAAAATGCAAAAAAAGAACTTCCACTTACAAGCTATGAATGTTTCGTTGGGCAATATGCATGTTCTGGAACATTCCTCTTTAATAAAAACAAAGGAAATCCAGAAATGGAAAAATGGTTCCATTTATATGATAAGTTTGAAACATTTGATAGAATATTTACTGATTGTATAACATATTTAGACGGAAGAGATAGAGGTGAGTTAAAGATACCAGAGTTTGACACTTGTGGTATAGTAAATCATCTTGCGGGTGTATTCTTAAACATTAGGGATAAAATACCCTTTACTATGTCGTTTAGCATGCAGGAAGATAAAAAATGTATTGCTGTATTCTCAAAAGAGTGTTATGATACAATGCTAAAATACCTAAATGAAAAAGCAGTTAATAATCCAGAATATAAGACTTTATTACAAGATGATGCAAAGGAATACTTTTTATTCGTTTAGTTAAAAGCTGGACCATTATAACAGTGGTTACATCTTACACAAGTTCCATAACAACCACCATCACATGCATCAAAGCAGTTATTATTGCATCTTTCGCAAACGTTGTCTCCATCAGTAATCCAATGTCCGTTTGAATGCTTATTTTTTAGCCATGTACTTCCTATTCTAGTTGGAGAAGAATCAAATGTTTCTATAGCTACAGCGTCATCACAGTATGTAGTATTATAAACTGGATACTTTCTTGCTAATGATGTTCCATCTACAGTATTTGTATCCAGCACAGAACCACCACCATATTGAGCCCTTATTCCATAAACTTGATATTCTCCAGCTGTACAACCTTGACAGTCATTGCAGGCAAGAGAAAAGTCCTGCTCTTCAGAAATCTTTAATGGATACGGTGTTTTTTCAGGAAAAGTCATTATCTATATACCCCACAAGTAGTTGATGTTACGCAGCTTTTTGTACATCCAGTAGTACAAGAAGTAGTGCAGTTTGTAGTACATCCTGTAGTGCAAGCACGTGTACATCCAGTAGTACATCCAGAAGCACAAGAACTAATACAACCGCCAGTACAAGAAGTAGTACAACCTACGCATCCCGTATCACAAGAACTAGCACAAGAACTAGTACATCCAGTAGTACAGTTTGTAGTACAGCTCCTAGTACAAGAAGTGGTACAGTTTGTAGTACAAGAAGTAGTACAGCTACTAGTACATCCAGAAGCACAAGAACTAGTACATCCAGTAGTGCAAGAAGTAGTACATTGGCTAGTACAGCCTGTAGTACAGCTTCTAGTACATCCAGTAGTACATTGTGTAGTACAGTTTCTAGTACATCCCGTAGTGCAAGCAAGCGTACATCCAGTAGTACAACCTTCATTACAAGAGCTTACACATAAATCGCAACCTACACACGTGTCATTGCAACCGTCATCACACGATATACAAACATCTGTAGTAGGATCATCAGTTAAAGTACCAGCCTCACAGTCTCTTACTAAAAGTTTACAGCTCTTAGAATAGTTACCAGTATTACAGTTTCCCCTACAGGTTACTTTGTTACCACAATCATCTACATTCATCAATCCACAGTCATATTCTGTTTGTCCACCATTACAAGTAGTAACATCAGCAACAATACCCGGCTGACAGTTAGCAACAACGCCTTTTTCACAATAAGTTCTTGTATTATTATTAGGACATGTTACGCCACCGATACATGTAAGGCCAGTTATACCAGATTGAGTTACAATAGTACCACAAGAAACATCTTCAAAGCACCTTAAGCCAAGCTTACTACAGTTCTGGTTATTTTGACATCCATCACATGAGTTTTGACATTCAACACAGGTTGGTGCGGTTGTTGTACCTTGACATCCAGCAGTTATTTGGTCACATTTAGTTGTATTTTTGCAGTCTGGTATTATTTCTACTTCACCATCACACTGAATACAAGTTGTTCCAACGTTTCCAGTACAATCATTACATCCAGTTGTACATCCATCATTACATTCATCAGTACAAGCTACATTACAACCAGTTGTACATCCACTATTACATCCAGTGGTACATGCCTCAGTACAAGTTTCAGAGTAAACATCTACCTGACAGTTTGCTGTACAGTTTGTTGTACAAGAAGCAGTACAGTTTTTAGTACATGAACCAGTGCAAGAAGTAGTACAGTTTGCGGTACATGAACCAGTACATCCATTAGTGCATCCAGTCGTGCACGAACCAGTACATGCTGCGGTACATCCAGTTGTACACCCATTAGTACAGCCAGTACAAGTATTATTATGGTCATAACAAGCATTACATCCTGTACAGTTATAACAATCGTTGTCACACTGAATACAGGTTACTGTTCCAACACAATAAAGCGGATGATACCAACCATTTTCTCTTCCTGGTGTTTTAGGCCACTTAAAATCTTTTGGATTTCTATACATCCAGATAGATGGGTCTGAGCCTACATTAGAACGCTTACAATAAGCTTCATATTCTGTAAGAACTTTATAGAGATTATTGGTGTGTCTAACATATGGTCTTTCATTTACTGAGTAACCATTATTTTCACGGTATACTACATTATTATTTTGTTGAGTTTTCTGACTTAGCGTATCATCTGCAATGTAACCTATTGATTGTGCTGGAAAGTTCATTTATTACATTCTCCGTTATTCGTGACAGTGTCTTACTCCACTGTTAATAGTACGCATATCTGGTACAGGAGATGGGTCTTCCATTTCTCCAGCTGCCACTAACATTTCATCAATGTGTGCAGGATTAGTAGTACCAACTAATACGTAATCTATGTCTTTATTGTTGCAGATTAGAGTATCATTCCATCTATACCAGTCAGGTGCAGTTGTAAGTTGAAGCATTCTTCCACTTTCATGTGGCATCATATCTATAATAGTATAGCCTTTTTCTTTGAGATAATGAATACCTTTTTCACCAATAGCATCCCATACTGTAAGGCCGTGCATTTGTATAAATGCAGAAGGTTTTTCGCTATTTGCACCTTTATCGTTTAATGAGTTAAATGATACTTCTGCAACTTCGAATACTTTATTTTCTGGGTCTACTTCATTTAAGAACATAAGAAGTCTTTCGTATGTAACATGAGCTGAAAATCCAATCTTCTTTATAAGACCCTTTTCTTTAAGCTTTAGCAAAATAGGTGTAAGTCTTTTATAAAGATTAATGTCTGCGTCAATATCGTAGTTCTGACTATGCTGCATATCAAAAATGGCGTGCAATAAATAAGCATCAAAATACTTGGCGTTTGTATACTCAAGCTGTTTATTCAAAACATCTGTAATGCATTCTTCCAAGTCTGCATCGCTCATAAGATATAAAGACTTGTGATATGTATCAGTATAAAGTCCGTTAAAAAGGGGAAGTTTATCTACAATAAAATAATCTTCTCTTTTCTTATCCTTGAACCATTCACCAAACTGTTTTTCAAACTTGTTAGGGCCTTGATAGCCCCAACCTAAATCAATAAGCTTAATGTTGTGTGAATCTGCGTAATCTAAAACTTCGTTGGTAGCAAAACAGCCACCAACTCCTACTCTGCTAATCTTTTTTTCCATTTCTAAATCTCCTAATAAGTTTTCTTACTTTATTAGTTATTTTTTTCCAAAATGGTAGAGTTCTTTCATCAAGTTCTTGAACTGCTTTAAGAAGAATACCAACACTATCATTGATACGCATTGTGTCTTTGTTTTCTCCTGAAAGAAGTTCAGGTGTATCATCAGCAATAAATCCGATATGTACTAAGCTATTTTCACTCTCTGTTTTATATCTGTAAGAAACTACATTTGTGTTTCCAATCAAGTTCAAAGCACAACCCATATAAGGAGTAATGTCCTTTTTAAGGCTTCTCTTTGAATATGTAGACAAACAGTTTGCAGTAACTTGGTTCGCATTTACTGCTGTTACAAACATTCCAGAATCACACTGACAAGACATATTTGCCATTACATATGTTCTGTAGTTTGTAGTGTCATTAGCACAACACAAGAAAGAAGTACTTATATTTCCAGCTTCTAAATCTTTATTAAACTGGTCATTCTTAAAGAATAACTGCGGTCTGAATGTACATCCGCATTGATATGCAAATGCGAATACAAGGCAGCAAGTAGAATCAAACCCTATAGAAAGTGGATAAAGAGCACATCTTGTACTTGTAAATGAAGCATTTATCAAATCTGGATTATAAGCATTAGTACCAG